TTGGATTAGTATTCTCAGGCGACGCTACAACAGGATGGACTTACACGGAGAAATAATATGTCAAATTACGAAGCAACAAAATACGATTTTTCGGGAGCAAACCTTACAGGTATCGAAGGAATTCCTACGGCTACTATTGTGCCGTGGTCTGCTTCTTCAGTGCCAACAGGTTTCTTAGAATGTAATGGTGCATTAGTTTCAAGAAGTACTTATTCTGCATTGTTTGCAATCGTAGGTACAACTTATGGAGCTGGAGATGGCGCAACTACTTTTAAATTACCTGACCTACAAGATAACGTAGCGATAGGAAAATCTGGAACTAAGGCTTTAGCATCAACTGGAGGAGCAAACACAGTTGCTTCAACTGGAAATGTTGGAGGGTCAACAGCTAACGCAACATTATCAACAGCACAACTTGCATCTCACAGTCACAGTATGCCTGTTGGTAGAGCCAATCAACAAGGACCTGGTTCTAGTGATAGACCATTTTTCTTTGCGAGTCCTAGTTCTAATACCAGTAATCAAGGTTCTGGAACAGGTCACCAACATAACATGAGTGCAACTTTTACTGGAGATTCAACTTCAGTTGTACAACCTTATTTAGCAGTAATTTATATAATAAAAACTTAGGAGAAAAGATGGCAACAAACGCAACATGGACAGTAGTATTTGATGATAAAGTGGTAATTAAACAAAGTGGTGATGCTGCTGGTACAGGTTACACAATTGCAGATGATGATTTTTGGGGATTAAGTAAATGGAGTAACATTTGGGCTATTCAATATCAAACATCTAACCCTAGTGATGCTGTAGAATACAGAGATGAAACTCCACACTCTACTTGGGAAGCTGCTAACTTAGGTGATTTTCAAGATTTTATTTCTAGATGGGATTCAGCACATTTAGCTAAATTACAATCTGATTGGGACGATGATGAAAGACCTGAGTCAGAAAAAGGTTCAAGACCTACTTCTTACTCATCCTAATAACATCCAAGAAGTTATGATATATTTTTCACCTGATAAAGGTGGATTACCTCTATGCACGTATGGAAAACCAGCGGGCCAAATAACTATTCTACCAGTTTTAGGTTTTACTCTTTTAGAAAAATGTAAAAACTCTGTTTCACCACCATCTTCTATATCATTTAAATAAACAGAAAAAACAAAAGCTCTATGAGAATTTTCAAAACCTTTATCATGTTCTATGTGCCAAACATGATATCCCTCCTTAGGTAATGTTTTTTGAATTTTTAAACAAGTAAAACGAAAAGATTGATCGTCTCCGCCATAGGCGTCGGCAGCGCCAGTGTTTTTTAAATAATGTTTCCAAGCTAAATCAAAGTTAAACATAAGAGTTTTACAAGTGTCCCACCAAACTTCAAGATTACCACTACCCATAAAAAGTTGTTGATCTTGTTTTTGTAATATACTTGATTCCTCAGATCCTATTCTATTAATTGTTTTATTAAATTTATTTTGTTCTTCAAATAATTTAATGGCATCGTCACACATTCTTTTATCAATGTAATTATCGTATACGCCAATAAAATTAGTGATATTTACGGTTTTATTCATTATAATTTTGAGTCTTTCATTATTTATATAACTATTATATAACAAATTATATGCTACAAAAATTAAAATTCAAGGCTGGATTTAATAAACAAGACACAGAATCAGGTGCAGAGGGTCAGTGGACAGACGGTGATTTTGTTAGATTTAGATATGGATTACCAGAAAAAATTGGTGGGTGGCTACAATTAACCTCAGCTCAAAAAACTTTACCAGGAGCAGCCAGAGCACAAGTTGCTTTTTCTAGTTTTGCCGGGGAAAAATATGCAGCTATTGGTACTTCTCAAGGTTTATTTTTATATTATGGTAATGATTTTTTTGATATTTCACCTTTAGATACAGCTATAACAGGAGGCACGTTAACAACCGTTAATAACTCTAATGTTGTAACTATTAATAAAGGATCTCACGGTTTGGCTGTTGGAAGATATGTTACATTATCCAGTGTTACTGTTACAGGTGCATCTGATTTTACAGCTGCAGAATTACAACAATCTTACGAAATATTAACCGTACCAGACATAGACAAGTTTACAGTTCAAGCTTCACGTGTTGAAGGTGGAACAGGTATGACCGCAGCTGGAGCTGTAACTGTTAATCCTTACGTTCAAATAGGACCTACAACACAAACTACAGGTTTTGGTTGGAGCACATCTACATGGGGAGCTTCGACTTGGAACACACCTAGACCTACAAGTGATGTAACTCTAGATCCAGGAAACTGGAGTCTTGATAACTTTGGTCAAGTATTAGTTGCAACAATTTTTAATGGTGAGACTTTTACATGGGATGCAGGGGCTTCTAATGCTAGAACTATAAGAGCATCTAAGACTACAACTAATTTTCAAACTACAAATAACCCTACTAAAACTAGATTTACATTAGTGTCTGATAGAGATAGACACTTGTTTCACTTTGGGACAGAAACAACTATTGGGACTCCTGCAACACAAGACCCTATGTTTGTAAGATTTTCTAATCAAGAAGATTTAAATACTTATGCACCAACGTCTACTAATACTGCGGGCACTTTTAGATTAGATACTGGTAATGAAATACGAGCAGCTTTACAAGGTAAAGATTATGTTTTTGTTATAACAGATTTAGCTGCTTATGTAATTCAATTTGTTGGTCCACCATTTACATTTAGTGTTAGACAAGTGGGCACCAATTGTGGATGTATAGGTCAACATGCAGCCTCTTTTATTAATGGTGTTGTATATTGGATGGGAGCTGAAGGTGGATTTTTTGCTTTCGATGGAACTGTTAAATCATTAGGGTCACTGGTAGAAGACTTTGTGTTTACAACAGATGGAGATAATTTAGGATTAAATTTTAATTCTAGAGATGTTGTTTTTTCTGGTTCAAATAATTTATATACAGAAGTAAATTGGTTTTATCCTAAAGCTGGATCTACACAAATTGATAGGTGTGTAACTTATAATTATGCTGAAAATATATGGACCACATCGTCTTTAGATAGAACAACGTACGCTGATCAAGGTGTATTTGATGCGCCTTATGCAACAGATTATGAAGACACCTCTACACCTGTGTTTCCTGATATATTAGGAATAACTAATCTACATGGTGCTTCTATTTATTACGAACACGAAGAAGGAACGGATCAAGTAAACAGCGCAGGCACAACAGCCATACCTGCATTTATAAGATCTGGAGATTGGGATATTACATCTAGAAGAAGTGCTTTAGGTCAGGCAACTGGTGTTGCAGATTACAGAGGGGATGGAGAATTTTTTATGGCTGTAAGACGATTTATACCTGATTTTAAATATCAAACAGGCAACGCTAAAGTAACTTTATTTGTGAGTTCTTATCCAGACGACGTAGCTGTAAGCTCACCACTAGGTCCCTTTACAATAACTTCAACTACTGATAAAGTGGACACTAGAGCCAGAGGTAGATTGGTATCTATTAAAATAGAAAATGATGCTACAGGTGAAAGTTGGAGATATGGAACTTTTAGACTTGATGCACAACCGGACGGAAGAAGATAATGATAGATAAGAGAGTTAATTATAGATTTGGAAGTGAAGGATATCAAGGTGGTGCTACCAATCAAGGTGGTGCTGGAAAAGGCACTGGAGTTTCTACTGGAGGTGCTCGTGGTCAAGCCATGGGTATGGGTGGCAAACAAAGAGGTGGAACATTTTCTGAAACAGGTGGTAAAACAACGGGTGGATCAGGTGGTCCTGATAGAACAGCAGTAAGTCCATTTTCTAAATTTGGTAAAAATGTATTTGCTCAAAGGTTAAATCCAAATTTAAGGTTTGATCCTAGAACTGGGACCATGAAAAATAGATTTTCACCATCTAGGATATTTGGTGGAGTCTTATCTTTATTAGCTGGTATACCAGGTGTAGGTCTAGTTTTAGGAGGATTAAAAGGTCTTAGAGGTTTTAACCCTGACGGGTCTCCAAGAACTCAAGAAGAATATGAGCTTGCCATGCAACAACAATCATTACAAAACAGATTAGATAATTTATATGACAGAAAAAGTAGAGGATTAAGTTTTAGTCAAAAAAATATTGATATGTTAGAGGCAATGGGTGTTACACCAAGCACAGCACAAAATGTTTTAACAGGTAGAGATTTAAAAGGTTTTACAGATAGTAGAACGGGAATAACCTCCCCTGAGGTTATTGAAAGATTAGGAAGGCCTATTGGACCACGATCAGTTAATATACCTAGCGCAGGTATTGAAACTATTGATGTAGGACTTGATGACCCCATATTTGATAATGCGTTAATGGCTACGTTAGCAACTAACTCTCCAGCGTTAGCGCAATACAGAAGTTTACAAAAGAAACAAGTATTATCAAACATGGGTGGCCCAGAATTTACTACCGAAGATCAACAAAAATTAGATCAATTACAACGAATGGAAGCTGACCCAGTTAATGTGTACAGTCAAACAGTCTAATGGCTAAAATAACTAATTACATACCTGATCCAAAACCAGAATATGATGTAGAAAATCAAAGACAGATATTAGATTCTTTAACTACATTACAAAATCAATTAAATTTTTCTTTTCAAAAAGATTTAAAGAACGAACAAGATGCATTTAATTATTTTTTATCATGAGTATATTTTATAAAAATCAAGGTTTTAAACAATCTGGCACAAGTAAAACCACCGTGCTCACTTGCCCTACGGATGGAACAATTATAGTTAAAAGTGTTTATGTTGCAAACAACGATGCATCATCAGGTATTTTGGTAAACATGAATTTTGTTGACTCATCAGATTCTAGCACGGAATACGAATTTTTTAGAGATGAAGTAGCCGCTAAATCACAAGTAAACGCTTCACCTCAAGGCTTGAATTTAGAGGCAGGGGATGCTATAACTGTGCAAGCAGCTACAGGTAGTAGTAAGATACAAGGCCTGATAAGTTATGCTTTAATAAATAGAGAGAATGAAAACGGATAATTTACCAAAAATAGATTGTACAACNATNGTAACATATAGAAATACAAAGACCGGAGAGATTTATAAAGATAAGAAAGAAGGACCTGATATTGTGCAAGACGTCACCGTGCAGGTTACTAATAAAGGTCTAGAAATGTTTCAGAAAGTAATCAATGAAAATAACAAATCAAAACCCTAAGGGCGGAACAGAATTACAATTTGAGTATTTAGAACAGCACGTTGATAAAAATTTATTAGATCAAGTGCAGATATGCACTTCAGTGCCAGAAAAAATATCATTGCATCCAACTAAACCAAATATACTTTGGCAAAAAAATTCTTACGATCAACCTAATTTAGCTCCTTGGTTTAAAAATCCTGCTAATCATAACAAATATGATTGGTATGTTTTTAATTCACACTGGACATATGAAAAATTTAGATACAATTTTAATATACCAACTAATAGATGTGTAGTTATTAAGAATGGTATTGATAAAATATTAAAAGCTCCCTTTTATAAAAAGGGCCAACCTATAAAGATAATACATCAAAACACACCTTGGCGTGGTTTATCTGTATTATTAGGTGCAATGCAATTAGTAAAAAATCCTTTAGTAACGTTAGATGTATATTCTTCTACAGAAGTTTATGGAAAAGATTTTTATACAGCTAACGATCACAACTATACAGAGCTTTACGAGCAAGCAAAAGCTTTACCTAACGTAAATTACATAGGTTACAAATCTAATCAATATATAAAAGATAATTTAAAAAATTATAATATGTATGTTTACCCAAGTATATTTGAAGAAAC